GCTTGTAAGTAAGTTAAAATTTCATCTGTGTTAGAATTTTGAGCATCCATTTCTTTTAATGGTTTTAACTCAGATGCTTTAACTGTTTTCTTTTCTTTTTTACTACCTATTAAAACATCAACCCAATCATCACCAGATACATTATCTTTTTCAGAATCAAAATCATGAACAATAGCTGTATTACCAGCATATTGACCACTTGTTATTTTTACTTCTTGATCACGTTCTATCTCCCATAATTCTTTATAATCCATAGCTTTAGATGGACGATTAGGAACTGATGGAGCAGCTTTCCAATCTTTAGGAGTGCCTTTATTATCACGCTTACCAAAAGCGTATTTAGTAGCTACACCTGCACCAACACCTGGAGTTACAGAAGCGCCAGTACCTGTTACTGACATTTCCTGTTTAAGTTTGGTTTTTAAAGTTTCTTTTATTTTAGTTTTTTTATCCATTTCATTTACATTACTATTAGGAACTCCAGCTACATATCTTTTATTATATTTGTCAGATAAATAGCTAGCTAATTCTTGATTCATGTTAAAATCATTCTCTAAGCTATCATTATCATTTTTACTTTTGATTCTATCAGATATATATTTTAAAAAACCATTTTCTACAGTGTCATCAACAATTGCTGATACGTCATCATCTATATCTAATTTATCTAACCAGGTTTTAGTTTTTTTATCATCTGGTCTTAAAGTAGCTGCTTTTATAAAATCATATAATGTTTTAGCGTTTGACGCTCCAGGAAAGAATCCTAATACTTGATCTAAAGCAAATGACTTACCTTGAGATACTATTTTGTCACCTTTTTGTTTTAAAGATATACTGTTAATAGCATTTTTTAAATCACCGTATGTCTTTAACTCTATATCAGCCATTACTTGATATTTTTAATTTCTTCAGCTAATTGTTGATATTGAAGTAACGCTACTAAATGTTCATCTTTCACAGACGACTTGTTAGAAATCGGTTTAATCAACGTTATAACTTCGTTTAACTTAATTTCAGTTGTCTTATCGTCAACTTGTTTAACTAAATCACTTAATTCAGTTTTAACTTTATTAAGGTTCTCGTTGATATAAACTTTAAGGTGTTCAGGATTAGAAATATTGTTAATAAATTCTTTAAGTACTGACTTTTGACGGTCACTTAATGTTGAATATTTGCTGTTAAATTTCTCAATTAACATTCTATACGCTAAGATACGCACATTTTTATCTTCTTTGGATAAAGTTTGTGATACTTCTGATTCTGTATTTTCAATTAATGTCTTCTTAGTGATATGTTCCATTAAGGTAAGCTTATTAAGCACTAATTGTTTAGGCTCAACAAACTTATTTTCCATAGCTGATTCAAATAATGTATAAGCAGCAGCTAACGCTTTATAGTTGTTAACTTTAGCTTTGAAAAAACTTTCAAGATTATAATGTTTCTTAATTTCTTTAATTAAGTTGTATTTTTCCTTAAGTAATGTTTCTTTGTTCAATTTTTTAGCTAGATCAGTAGTTGTATTAACTAATGCTTCAGCCTTACCCTCACTTAAACGTGGGGCAGTTAGTATAGTATGATAAAGCTTATGCTCTTTAGATATTTCACTATTGTGGTAATATTTTTTTACAATTTTTACCGCTTTTGATTCAGCATTAGCTAACGTATCTGATGCTATTTGACGCACTAATAGCTCAAATAATACACCAGTGTTACGAAATTTGTTATGTTTGATACGCATAGTCTAGTATAATGATACTACTTATAAATATGTAGTTTAGTTAATTTCATCGCGAATATTATCTTCATTTAATAAATCGCTTTGTTCAAATAAAGTTGTACGACGGTTCATACCATCAAACATTGTTTTGTTTTTAAGGAATGTTTCCATAGCTAATGGTGATCCACCTTTCCATTGAGTTTTAGCTAATGTATCTTCTTGATCAGTACCAGCTGTACTGAATGTTTTAGTTCCAATACGATCTTTACCAAATGGATTGTCTTGACGATTAATATTTGATACTGATGCTTTAGGACGACCAACAAGATGTACAGGTTCATTTGGATTTTTCTCATTATATCCTGTTGGTACAGCGCCATCGCCTCTACCTTTACCATAAGCAGTAGCTAATTGAGATGGTGTACCATATACCTGGCCTGAATCATCTGGATCGTTGCCTTCGTTTTCGATTTGGTTTAATCTGAATTTACGTTTCTTGTCTTCAATGATTAAATCACGATACTCATCATATTGATCTTCACTGAAGTGGAATAAATTGTCATAGATCCATTCAGTTGGTAATAAGCTAGTATCCATGATGTTGGTAGCTAATTCAACTTTTTCTTTCATTAAGTTAACACGTTCTTGATCGTAAATGATAGAAGGTGTTGTTAAGGATAATTCAAAGTTTGTTAATTGTTCACCATCAAATCCTTGAGTATATAAGTGTACTAAGGCAATCTTAGTTAATTCAGATAATAATATACGTTGAATACGTTCTACTGTACGAGCGAATCTAATATCTTCAGCGGCTAATGTAGCTTTACCAGTTAAGTCTTTTTCATAACCCATAAATGCTTTAGGAATCTTAAGAGCAGCAAATAATTTGTCTCTTAAGTAAGCAACGTCTTCAATACCATTATATTCTAAACCTTTCGCTGTATCAATACGTGTTGATTGGTCATTTCCTCTTACAGGTATGTAAAAGTCTTCCATCATGTTCATCATATTGTACTTAAGGTTATATTGTCCTGTTTGAGGATCGATATAAGGTACTTTCTTAAGTTTTTGTACTGTTTTCTGCATAAATGCTTCTACCTCATTTGGAGGAATAGCACCTACGTTCATATAGAAAATACGTTTTTCAGGAGCGCGGACAATTCTATGAATCAACATCGCATCTTCCATCAATACCATTTGCTTAAATATCTTACGTCCTGGTTCTAAGTAACTTCTACCATAAGGTAAATAGTTAACATCACTTATTAGTCTAAAGTGAGCCATTTCGTAATTTTCAAAGTAAATATCTGATGTAGCTGTACCTAAAGCGTATTGTGTTTGTGGAGTTGTGATACCAGATACTGATGTTGGATCGTATTTAAATCTTACATAAGTAGGATTTGTTGGGTTAGTACCTTCTTCTCTAATAATTGAGTAAGCTGAAAATGGTATTACATTATATACACCAAATTTCTCAGCAATTTCTAATTTAAGATAAAAATCACCATACTTACACATGTTACGAGCCCAACTCCATAAGTTGAATTCAATATTTAATACATCGTAGAATAAGTTGTATAATATCTTTTGAATATTTTCATCAGATGAGCGAATATGGAGCATTTCACCATGTTCGTTTTTCAAAGTACATTCATCTGCTATAATATCTAATGCAGATGCTACAATAGCGTCTGTATCCATTGATTCATAGTCAGTATAAAGTTGTACTCTTAATGTTTGGTAGTTATAAACGTTATTAACGTTGTAAATACCAGCGCCAGATGTTGTATAAATCTTAGTAAAACGGTCTACAAGCGCGTTAGTTTGTAGTGTACCTAATGATTGTATACGATCTGTATCAATTACTCTTAGTTCATCGCCGCCAACGTTACGAATAACGACGTCTGAAGAGAATAACCGTTTTAGATTGTCAAATAATCCCATAATATCTTAGTATATGTTATAAATATTTATTTAAACCAACCAACTGATATCCTCCATACCACCTCTACCATCATCCATATGCCATGGGTTATTACTTTGAGGACTATGTGGAGAGTACACGCTAGTTGCTCCGGTATTATATGAAATTCTTCCTATACCTCCAAGTGAAGCACGAGTTAAATCCATACCTGTTTGAGAGAATTTTAAAGCGGTGTCACGTAAGAACATACCAATGCCAAAGGCCATTATAAGATCGTCATTATACCCATCATTGGCTTGGGCTTTACCATGTTTCCAAACAAATGTTCTTAATTCTTCTAATGTACGACGTGATTGAATAATACAAGCTCGTTCACGCATATAAGCTTCTAATTTTGAGATAACAAGTGGTCTTGTTTTAGTTGAGTTGGTAAATCCAGGTACTAAGTTATTATCATTTCTGCTTAAGAAATTATCCATTGTGATATTAGCTGTATCTGACTTAGATGAGTAGTATAGATTCTGGTATCCTCTATCTATAATAGTTTGTATTGTGTCCCAACCTATATTAGCGTTTTCTACTACTAATAAAGCGTTATTCCACTCGGTAGCTATAGATACTAATAGATGACCGTAGTCTCTAGTACCCAATTGTCCTTTGTATTCTTCTACTTGTTTAGCACCTTCAATATCAATAACATGACATGCGGAATAGTCTTTACCATCACCACGAGCAACGTCGGCTACTACAATATAATTTTTTGAGTAGTCAGGATATTCCCAACGCCATAAATTACCATCAAATCCTCCTTTAGCTATTGGATCAGCTTGATATGTTTGAATATAAAAATTTAAAATATCAGGTTCAACAACTGTATCACCTGAAGTTGTAAAGTCACAGTCACATTCTTGAGCAGCGTTTCTAATTCCTAGAATAGCATCTTGTTCATCTCTCCATTTCTGAGTTCGTTCTGGGTGTACAGTCCAAGGTAATTTTAAGGCTGTAAATCCATTTTTTCCTTCTTCACCACCAATAAATGTTCTATGGAACCAATTACCTGTACCATATGGAGTTGATATTGCTATACACTGACCACCAGTAGCTAGGGTTTGTTGAGCAGAAGCGAAAATCTCATCTATACCTTCAATGAAGGCAGCCTCATCTAGTAACAGCAATGACACGGCTTCAGATCTACCTGCGTCGCCAGTCGCACCAATTGCTTTTATCTGAGATCCATTGGCTAGTTTTAGGCTTAATTTATTATTTTCTATTGCTTTTAATTGTAACCAGCTGGGTAGATTATCATAGGCAAATTTAACCTTAGTAACCATGTTTTTAGCTGTTTCTTGCTTAGTCGCAATACAAAGTATGTTTTTATCTTTGTTAAATAACATTAGCCATAATGAATAAGCTGATGATAAGGTAGAAATACCTAATTGTCTTGACTTATTTACAATACTATACTTGTTCTTTTTAAACTGATGTAATACTCCTTCTTGGAAAGGGTATAAATTAAATTGGATACGTCCACGTTGTGGGTGTTGTATCCAATAATACTTTTTCATGAAATAAACAGGGTCTGTAGCACATTTAATATACTCCTGTTTGATTATATCTTTAATATTCTGTTGATCACTCATACAACTTGTTGTATATAAATATATAAGAAGAGCCTAACCTTACGGGGTTAGACTCTAGAGCTATAATACTGAGACTATAGCGGGGGTTATTTAACTAACATTAAATATACTAATCCACCAGCTATTAAGCCAGCACCAATTTTAGTAAACTTATTTTTAGCTTTTAATTTTGTATTTTCTAATTGTAATGTATTATACTGAAATTTCCAATCTTTAATTTGTGTTTGTTGATTAGCAACCATGTTCTTATAGGTATTTTCTTTAGAAACATACTTAGCTATAACACTATCTTTAACAGTTACTTTTTCTTCTAATGTATTAATAGATGAATCTTTAAGTACTATGATTTGCTTAGCACCATCTAATTCTACTAAATCCTTAGCGGCACTAACTAATACTGGTTGTGCTACTAATAGTGGATTAGTAATTGTATCTGCTGGGTAACGATTGTTAAATGATGTTACTAATTCAGGATCAGAATAAGCATCAATGCTATTTTTTTCTATTTCAATATACTCAACAATAGTTTTAACTTTAGCTTTTTGATGATCCAGTTTGTATTGTAACTCAACAGCTACTATATCTAAAGAATCAATTTCAGCATCGTCTTTAGCAATTTCTAATTGCATACTATCAACAGCATGTACTAAACTGTCTTGTTTAGTTTTAAATTCTTCTGTTAAACCAATATTTGATACTTTATCAAATACTAACCATAACAAAATTAAAATTAAAATAATAGGTAAAATGTATTTTTTCATAAGTTTAAATTTCTTCTTCTCCATCTAAGTTAATTGGTTCATCATCAATTCCTAAAGCTTTTAATTCATCATCATCACTCTTCTTCTTTTTACCTGCTATTGTAGGCATTGTTGGTTCATCTAATGCTCTAAGAAGTTGTTTAAGAACATTCTTAGTATTTGTAGGTGTAAACTTATATTTGTCAAGATCATTTAATACTTTAACATATGCTACTTGATCTTCTGATTTTAAATCTTTAAGTACATCTACAAGCTGTTGAATTAATTCTGGTAGTGCTTCTTTAGCTGCTTCTTTTGATTTAATATTAGCAGATTTAAAATCAGCACTTGACATTCCTCCGTCTTCAGCTTCTTTAACTACACGACCTGTTTTCATAGTTGATGTAGCATATTTCTTAATAATCTTATCAATTAAAGCTGAGTGATTATTAAAGAATTCTCCTACTTTAGAATTTAAAGGAGCAGATTTTGGTAATTTAAGTTTAGCTAAATCTTTCTCTGATGGACCTTCTTCATCATCTTTGTCCATAGCTTTTCTACCTTTAAGTTTTGATTTACCTATAAACATATCCTCAGCATCACCATAATCACCAAAAAATCCACCTTCTTCTTCTTCAGGTGCTGAAGCAGATTTAGCAGTAGTTGCTTGTAATAATTGATTACGAATATCAGGAGTAAAAGACCAGTTAACACCAGGAGCAGCATTTTTTTCAATGTCACTCTTTAGTAATTCAACTTCCATTGGATCAATATTTTCATCACTTGCTTTCTTAATGAAGTAGTTGATTACTTGTTGTTTACGATCTAATTTATAGCCAGTTGGATTTTTAATTCTATCCTTAATTTGTGGAAAACTTGTATTGAGTTTGTATTTTTCTTTAGCAATACGTGCCATTTCCTTTACAGGAACTTTAATGTTAAGTTTTGCTTCAGTTATAAACTTTTTGTAATCGAAATCTGCCATGATTTGTTGTTGTTATGTTAATAAATATTTTATTTTAAAGCGTCTAATACAGTTTTCACACGATCTTTAGTTGAACCATGTAATATCACTAATTTTTTAGGTGGAAATAATGATAATAAACGCAATATTTCTTGATTAATGTCAGCTCTATATTCAAGATTTGTTTCTCTTACACCATTATCTTCCATTTCTACACCAACTGGTTCAATATAGAATACAATATCATATTGTTCTCTTAATGTCATTGCTGCATTCACAAACTGAGATTTGTCATGTGTTCCAATAGATTTAGCTAACATTGTAAATGAACATACATCCCATATTGTTCTATCTGTTAATATATTTTCATGTAATAGTTCACTAGAGCGTTCAGCTAAAAATACAAACTGACCATTAATAGTCGAATCAGTATTTAATGGAATACCTAAGTCACGTAAATACTTACTACGTTCAGTAGCAGTTTTATAATTTTTAAATTCAGCAGTTTTAGCCAATGCTTTAACTAACGTTGTTTTACCAACTGACATTGTACCACATAATCCTATTTTCATACTGTGTATTTGATATAAATATTAATTAGAGACGTGTATCATATTTCGGATCCTTAGCTGGTGGTACACCATTTGAATCACGTTTACGATCAAGAAATTCATCTTTTGTGTATTGAATACCGAATAACCAATATTCTTTTTTACCATCAGGATATATTACTGCTGGTTCTTCCCAGTTATGAAGTTTACCATCTAGATAAAATACGATTCTACCATCTGGTGATTTTAATTTTTTAACTCCTGCGTCTTTAGCCATGTTATTTTTATTTAATTAAATATAATTTATTTACTTGGGTTAAGTAAGCTTTCAGCTACATAAATGCCGTGTGCACCTGATACTGTAATACCACGAGCACTTAAAGCATCTCCTACAAAGTGAACATTTGGATAAATTGTTAATGACAAATCATTGTAGTTAACTAATGGTTCAGGTGATAAGTATTTTACTTCAGGAATGTACATACCCCAATCATTACCAAATTCAAATACCTTATTCATATCATCAATAAAGTTTAAAACATAATCAGCATATTCACCCATTGCTCCTTTAAATCCATCTAAAAATTTAATTTGATGTGCTGTCACATCTGTACCTTCAGATGTTTTACTCACAGTTCTAGATGGACTATAGTATAATCCCTTTCCATCTATTTGTAATTTATTAACTACATCTCTACTCCAAGCAAATGGATCTTCAATACCTTTAATTTCCATTAATATACCAAAATTGGTCATATTATTTCTAAATTCTTCTCCTTTTTTAGCATGACCATTATAACTTAAATCACCGTATGTTTCTTCTACTGCTACATAAGCTGCGTTGTTGTTAGTACAGAACGAACGTAGAGATACATTATCAAACTTTTGATATAACTTAAAGTCGTACGATACATCAATTAGTTTTTGAAAATATTTTTGTGGTGCTTCAAATCGAACACCAATTTGTACTGATTTAGGTTCATTAGGTAATTTATAATCATCAGCTAATTTTTGTGCAAAATCAATACCTGATTTACCTACTGCGAATATTAATTCATCGTATAATAATCCTCCTGAGGTGTATGTAATGTCAAATGGTCCTATATTTTCTTTTGTATTAGTAAGATTTTTATATGATACCCAATTCTTTTTAAAATCAATTTCTGTCACTTCAACATTCCAGCTAAAATTAACACCTTTATCTAACAAATATTGATACCATGTTTTAGCAATTTCATGTAAGAAATTAGATCCAATATGCCATACAGGAAACATTCTTAAACCAAAATACGGCTTAATAAATTCAGGTTCTTCCTGTGGGTCAGACATGAATATTTCTTCTGGTTTAGGGTGAAAACGAGTAAAATTATCTACTACTTGCTTCATCAATTCCATTGCTTTTTCTTCACCGCAATACTTAGACAATTGACCACCAATTGAAGTATGATAAGTTAATTTACCATCACTCCAACCACCAGCACCTAACATTCCTGTCATTACCTCTTCAGGTAAGCGATTTATTGGGTCATTACCTTTGTCTATAATGGTGATTAATTCACCAGGATATCCATTGTCTACTAGTTTAGTAGCGGCGTTTATCCCTGCTACTCCTGCTCCTACAATAACGATTCTTTTATCCATTCTGGGGTGTTATTTAGTTTGTTATAATTTAATTTTTTAATTCCAATTTTGTCTTTAATATAAAATTCTCTATATGCGTTCAATGTATCGTCTTTTTTATATTCATCAGGCATACATTGTGGTGGGGGTATAAATTCACTATTTGGAATTTTACCTTCTAATAAAGATAAGTTATCTTTTACCCAAAGCAAAACTTTTTCTGTTGCATGTGACTTACCATATCTAATAATAAACTCATCACATATCTCTAAACCATGTTCAAGTAACCATTTAACATGATTCATTGACTCACGAACCCATTTTGTTGATGGGTGGTTATAATGAGCTTTCTTATATGGAGCTTCTATTCCATAATGATGAAATGTTGTACATAACATTTGAGCAGATTCAATTTGCATCTTGCGGATATGATCATCTACTAACTGCTTAGCAGCTATTTTTGGATCAGGATGGATGTAAAATATATTCATAATAACTAAATATAAATTCATTTTTTAGGTCAAATAGAGAATGGCACACCTTTTGGGTGCGCCACAGCTGCATAATTTTTTTAAGTCGACAGGCTATGAATCTGTCTATATGTTATTAACTAAAGTCTATATTGTTATTTAAGCTAATGTCTACATCTTCTGGATTGTCACCAATAATAAATTTTGTTAATGATGCTATACCTTGAGATACATAGTCCTTTACTTTATTAACTACAGATTTAATACTATCTAATACTCCTTCTTTTAATTTAGATGGATCTGAAATTAAAGAAACAACTGACCAGAAACGATAACGTCCTGTTTTTTCTCCTTTTAATTTCTCAGATGTAGATTTAAATCTAACTGTTAATTTCATTTGATCAGCTATTTTAGCAGCGTATTTATCATCTTGAGTTTTATGTAATTGTGGATTACCATAACTACTATCAACTGATAGAACATAATCTGCTGTAGCAGGGCTACCAGGGCCAAATTTTTCAAGACCTGACATTGCTTCTTTAGCAAATGCTATTTTAAATTCAGGACTTTTATTAAATAATGCTTCTAATTTACCTCTCATTTCTTTATGAGCAGCATCTCCAGCTTTAATAACTTTATCTTTACCAGCTTTTAAATTTGTATCAACACTACCTTGTTTTGTGTATCCAGCTTCTACAAATTTTTCAAATGTATCAATTACATCTTTTGCTTCTTTTGTTTTTAAAATATTAGGTACTTTTTTAGCAGCAGCATAAAATGTAGCTATTGATTCATTCTTACCACCACTCATTAATTGAGCGTTACCTGCTTTAACAGATATTTTTCTATCACCTAATATAACATCTGTTTTTGGAGTAGTATTTGAAGCACCAAAACTAGACCAAAATGGAGTTACTGATACTGTACTTCCTGCTCTACCTGTTCCTCTAGCTTCTTTACCGCTAGTTAATTTTAATTGAGTTATAGCGTTAGCGGCACTTTTTACTAAAGAAGGATTAGATTTTAATTTTTCTAATTCAGCTGGCAGTATAGCATCTTCTGGGATTGGTTTTTTGTTTAGTTTATACCAAGCATATACTAAAGCAGATTCAAATAAAACTGCTTCCCCAGTTTCAGCTTCCTGTAATTTATTTTCTAGTAAGTTTAATTTAAATTTTTTCTTACTTTCAGCTATTTCTTCAGGTGCTTCTTCTTCTTCTGGTGTTTCTTCTGGTGTGATAGTAGATGTTTCTTCTTCAGAACTAGAAGCCATTTCTGTTTCTGGTCCTTGAGTTGATGGTGGAGTACCTAACATTAATAAATCAGCTATAGACATAACAGCATTTTCAAATTCACCTATATTGGATAACCAATACTTTTTACCACTTACTTTAGCCTCATATTTTTCATCACCCATGAATATTAAATGAAATGAGCGATTATTGTGTAAAACAATTTTAAATATAGTTGGTTTAGGTGCCATTATATAAACACCAACAATATAATCTCTAAAATTTTCAGTTAATAAATCAGTTAAAGTTTTAGTTAATGTTGGATATTTCATTAACATAAACTCTAAAGGATTAGATTCATAAGTAATTTCAGATTGCTGTGGAGCAACATCTTGATCTTGTTGATCAATTACTTCTTCCTCTTCTTTTATAGGACGTGATTTTATTATTCTAAATTTTTTCATAAATTAGTAGCCTAATTTTTTAATTCTATCTTTAACAAATAAAGCAGCTTGATATACTGGGTAGTCAAATTTCTTAGCAATACCTTGTAAGAAACGTAATACTAATTTATCACCTTCAGGATTGTTAGAATTAGCTGATGTGAACATAGCTTCATTCATTTCATCTGAATCACCATATGGTTCTAATTCATGGAAACTTTGATTTGCTTGTTCAATATAGTTTTCTGATTTAGCAATATGATCTTGAATCCAACCTGGAATGTCTCTTTCATTATCGCCTAATTTAGCCATAAGTTGACTAGCTGAGCTAATGATAGCTTTTAGGCTATTTTGAGCCATTGATACTTCATGATCTTCACTTTCATTTATTGATCCTTCAGTATAATCTACTCCTTTTTCTAAATCTTTAGAACCAAGAATCATATCATATTCTTCAGAATCAGAATCAAATATGTCTCCTTTTTTAGCCCAAAGTGTACCGTATGAATAGTATTTAGGGTCTATATCTTCTTTAGCAGCTAGAGTATTTAATTTATCGAAATAATAAATATCTCTTAATATATTAATTGGATTATTTTCACCTTCTTTAGCTATAATTTTAGCTTGTACTTCATCAGGTAAATCTTTTTGACCACCTTTTAATTCAGGGTTGTCATCATGTTTATCAGTGAATGTAGCTTCTTCCATATAACCACATTCATTACACATTGCAGCTTCCATTTTACATCCACATTCAGGACATTGTCCTTTTTCTTCACCCATATAGATACGATCATCTTCTGGTTTAATACGACTTATAATTTCTTTAGCTTTAGCTAAAGCAGCTGGGTCTTGTGAATTAACTAATTTTCTTAACTTATAAAATAAGTCATCAGATATTTTACCTTGTAATTTAAATAAATCACGAGCTAAGATATCAGATAAACCAATTTCGTCTTCGTTTGTTTTTTCTAATTCATTTATAGCTGTTTTTAACTGCCAACTATGTATGTTAAAATTGTCTTGCATATTTTTATTTATTTTGTTTTACCCCAAGTTTTACCTTTACCTTTTTTCTTACATCCAGCAGGTGTTGGTCGACACGATGGATATTTAGATCTTTTTTCACCTTCTTTTCTTCCACAGGCTTTATATCCACCTTTTCCATCAGGAGCATTACAATCTACCCAACCGGTTTCTTTACCTTTAGGACCAGAACGTTTAAACCATTTATGTAATGATTCATCTTCTTTAAGATCTTTCCAAATATCACCTTTACGACATCTAACAATAGCGCCTGATTTATAAGCAGATGGTTTGTCATAACGTCTATCAGCTATTCGTTTGCAACGATCTTCTTTTTTTTCAAGAAGTGATTCAATTAATATATCAGTTAAACGAATCATTATACTAATAATTTAGTTATGTATGATTTAAGTTCACCACCTTTAATAGCAGTTAATGCTGTTTCAAGTGTTGCAAGTGATAATTCTTTTGATTGTATAGCTTTAACAGCTGTAATGCCTGATGCTAATAACATTATACCAACAATAACGTGGAATAAGAAATGTGCTATTTTTTTAGCTTTAGCTTCATCTTTAACAAAACGTTTAATAACTAATTCAAGCGGTGTCATATATAAATGATGTAATTCATCAGCTATACGTCCCATTTGTTGGAAATATTTTTGAGCACCTCCTTGATCAGTTGGTTTTTTACCTAATGTTCTATTAACAATACTAGTAACTGTTCTACCAAAACGAGCTACTAAACCTAAAATAGCTGGCATAGCTAATGCTATACTAGCTGTAGTAACAATACCTTCTTTTTGGTTTTTAGAGTTATCTTCTAAAGCATCTTCAATACCGCCTAAAAGAGCACTCATTTGACCTTTTAAGTCATCAAGTGTATCTGTAGCTTGTGGATCTAGTGGCTCTATTTCTTTGATTCTAATTTTCATTATTTACTTTTGTTTATTACTCTAGCAGTCTTATTTTTCAAAGTTTTAAGAATATCTCTAAACTGAGCTAATTCAGAACCATCAGGTGCTTTTTTTAAATAATCAACTAATTGATCTAATTTAGTGTATAAAAATTGAGGGTCAACTTCGTATGATACATCCCAAGAATACTTATCTGTTTCTGGGTCTATATTAGTTAAAGTAGTTTGGATACCTGTTTCAGGATCAGTTTTACTTTGACCAATTTCTCTTTCAACTAGTTCTTTAACTATGTTTTTTAAATCAGAGCGTTTCATTACTTAGTTTCAGCTTTTAACTCGTCAACTACTTTTTTAGTTTCTTTTTTATTCTTCATGTACTCTTGTACTTTAGCTAAAGTTTCTTCTTTCATTTTCTTGTAAGCTTCAGCTGCTTGTTTTACTTCGTCTTTTTTCTTGTCACGATCTGCTAATAATTTTTCAGCTAATTTCTTAGCTTTAGCTTCTTTAACAAATACACCTTTAATATCTTCTGGTTTTAAACCACCCATCACTTGACGAGCAAAGTACATTACATTTTCGCATTTGAAGCAAACATCATCTAAAGTAGCACTAGTAGATGGTTTTTCAACCACCCAAAATTCACCTACTTCATCAGTTTCAGGAGAAAATCCTTCGTTGATTATTTCTTCTTCAACTTGTGGTTTTACTTCTTCGATTGCTTCTCTGATTAATTGTTTTAATTCAGATTTTTTCATGATTTATATATTTTAATCTTTAATTTACCTGTTCCTTTTATAGTTCTATGCCACATATGACGTGGTATAAATATTGGTTGAGTCATAGACATTGGTAACTGGTTGTCTAGTTGTACTAGCCAATTTGTTGGTTCTATAGCTTCGACCATCCTATTTTCATCATCTCGATGCCACATTAGCTCTATAGGGTCAATGTTTTCATCAAATTCCCTAATTATATATTCACTCGTAACTAATAAGTCTGTATATGGTTGACTCATATTATTTTATTATATATTACCCCATTTGTAATGATCCTGATACTCCAGCAAATGGATTTTCTGTAGAGTAAATTGCTCCAGAATTTGTTCCATCATGGTTATTACCACTATTATCTAGTAATATATCAGTTATATTATTTCCTTGGAATGTTAATAATACTGTATCTGCTGAGCTAGTTAATGGAGCTGTTGGTACTGTAAATGATGCTGTTGGGTATAAAGCGGCATTACTCCATCTAAAGTTACTCATCAATCCTTCAAATTCAGATTGATTTTCATTACCATATCCAATTGTCAATGGTAATCCTTGGCTTGATATACTTCCAGTATAAGCATTGCTTCCTATTTGAACACCATCAAGATACAGATAAGTATTAGAACCAGAACCCATCACTGCGATATGGTTCCATGATCCTGATGTAAAGGTAGCTAGACCATTCATAAGGGCTGTGCCATTCCCCCAGAAGTATAATTGAGTTGCACCAGCTTCAATTGATATTGCGTTAGCGGCAGGATATGAACCAAAACTATATAGACGTGGGAAACCACCTATATTACCTGTCACATTGACAAACATCTCAATAGTAAAGTCTCCTACAATATTAAAGTCTGTGCTAGCTGCTATTCCTACATAGCCTGGAGGTGGTTCGTTTACTTGAACAGTCCATCCTTTATCCACTAAGCTTGCTGTGGCTTCAAAACCTGCACTTGAAGGAACAGCATTTGTACCACCAGTTAAATATACTGATCCATCCTCTACACCACTTCCATCTAACCATTGTAATGTATCGTCTACAGCTTCTTGTGTAAGAGCATTGTCACTAAGACTAAGATAGCTAATATATGCTTCAGGTAATCCTATTGACGTAATATTATTAGCAGAAAAATCCACATATGTAAGATTATTGAATGATTGTGCTGATATATCTACAGCTCCTGCTATATTACTTCCGTCTATATCAAGATAATTTAAATTTGTAAGCTCTGACATGTTAGGGATACCAGCTGAGAAATTACTATCATCAAGACGTAATTCTTCAATAGCTGTAGATCCTGCTAAGTTAATAGATGTTAAACTACTGGTAGATGTTCCAGGAATGTCACAATCACTTATGTCTATGTAAGTAAGATTTGGTAATCCAGATAAATCAATGGATGTAAAACTATTATAATCTGCTCTAAATTCTTGTAGGTTTGTTAGATTTTGTAAGCCTGTTATTGATGTTAACGTTGCTCCCATAATTATTTATATTTTTAATTGTATTATTTGTATTTTTAATCGTCTCCTAGGAAATCTAATTCAGTTACTAAACTTATATCATCAAAACATAAGGTACAATTATATGATTGATCTGAATCTGCATAAGAGTAATCAACAGTGTATGAGCCGTCTACTACATCAGTAAATGTTGTACCGTCACCCCAGTTTATTGTAAAATTAGTAGGGCCAGATGTTGTAATAGTGAATTCTGAATAAGTTCCATCAGTTGTATTATTTACAAATTCAATACAGTTTGAAGAAACTGGAGATGCTGGAGGAGCACTAGCACCACCAGAACCTACAGCGGCTACTGCTGTACTCTGTAGACTTTGTTGTTGCGCTTGTAATGCTTCAAATAATTGAGTAGCATACAAGTTAGACTCCATTTGATATTTTTTAGTCACCTCATAAAGTGATAAACCAATGTTGTCAGCTCTTTTTACATATTGTGCCCAAGGTCCTGGGTCGAGTTGAATACGATACATTTTTATTTATTTAATTTTATTTTTAATTACCAATATCCTGAGAATGTTGTTTTAAATCCTAATAATTTAGCATAACGAGGTAAACGACAACTCCAATATGAAGCTTTAGTTCTATCCTTTTTATTAGGACAGTCATGGCGTTTTGAAAACGCACGACGTGCTTCTGGGTTGTTTAGTTTGGCTCTTAAGCCACCACCTGCCATACCAAATGATACTTTTTTTACTTTACCTTTATCTCTAACATATACATAGAATTTCTTAGAACCACCACGTTTTGGTTTACCAATTGGGGGTGTTTTCTTTTCTTCTTCTAATGCTTCTGTCAAAAATTCCTCGGTCAAGGGTAAGTCTAGTGGTACTTTAATACCATTATACTCACCAAATGTACCAACATCAGTATTATCAAAATAATATTTATCTGATTCACATAATACTAAACGTTTAGCTTCATATAATTCTCTTGCCTCAACAAATAGTTTTAAAAACATCATGGACTGAGGGCGATATATTGATTCGTTTAATGGTAAGTTATTTTCAATATGATAAAACATGCCTTCAGAGATGAAAACAGGTTCTTTAGATTCATTCATAACTAACTTAGGACCATGATTATACTCTTGGCCTACATAGCTGATGATTTTTTCAATATGCTCCTTTAATTGTACCTTATTCATTAGTATGGAGTTGTTTCTTTTGCTTTTGGTAATATCTTAAACTCAACTACGCCTTCAATTTTCTTAATATCTTCAACTATTTTTCTAATACCGGCTTTAATATCACCTTCAATAGCTGAAGTGTCAATCTTAATGTCGACATTTGTTTTATAGCGTAATTGTCCTTCTGAATTTGAACCAGGAATAGCAGCTTGTGAATTTACAATAGTAACACCTGGCAATGCACGCATAGCAGATAATATGTTAGTTTGATCATTAACTTTAGTGTTAGTGATCATTGTAGCTAATATTTGAAATTGCTTAGCCTCAGGTTTTGGTTCCTTTGGGTCAGCTATTGGAGTGAAATCCTCCTCTTCTTTAACTATACGAATGCGCATTACTGTAAGTTTACTAATTTATATTTAGTTGATTCAATTAACTCAACAAAAGCATCAATTTGGTTTTGAATATACGAATCTTGAGGTAATGAACCACGATTTTTTTCTACAAACATACATAATGCTTCAAAATATTTTACAGCGTCATTTGGATTTTCAATCCATTGTCCTTCACATTTGTAACCAGTAATAATACCATAGCGGCCTTGAAATGACTCAACTAAAGCATCAATTAAAGGTATAATACCATCATAATAAGCATTTAATGCTGTATGAGCAGCGAATGCTCCTGGTCCTTTAACTTGTAAATGGAATATATGTGCTTGTGTGCGAGATGCAAAAAATGTTGAAACGAAGTTAGCCATTACTTGTGTTGGATTAGGTAACTCAATAGTCACAGCTAATTCTGGCTCATTAGGGCTAATTGTTTCTGGTTCGAATCCTTCTTTAAGTTGTCCTTTTTCAGCGGCGTATAACGCGCTCATGTATTTTTCTGCGGCAGAGGCGTCTTTAGAACAGCCCATTTTCTTACCGGTTTCTTTATATACGCAATTTCCTTTACGAGTATATGGCATTTTATATAGATTTTATCCTATATAAATATATTAATGGGTAATAATAAAGCGATTATTTACGGGAAGTTTTAGCTTTGATAGGCGCGGTACCTTTTTCAAAAAATTCAACTTTAGTGCGTAATGAAGCTACTTCTCTAGTTAGTTCTAAAACCATTTTACGTAACTCATCTTTTTCACGTGCTGATTCAATAAGCAATGCTTCTAATTTAGAGATACGATCTTTACAGTCATGGCGAATAAATTCTTCATCACGTTCTTTACGCATTGATTTTTTTTCATAGAATCTAAATGCTGTAGCGCTACCTAATACTGTTATAGCTGTTATGATTACTGTGTAGATATTATCCATTGCTGCCATGTGAATAAATATATTTATATTTCTGTCTCGCGCAGTTTCTTAATATACTCCTTAACTTGTTTTATTTCATCCTCATTAACCTTACCACCACTCCATGTTTCAATGTCACCTTGTTCAGTAACAAATGTGTCAGTTTTAGCATTTATAAACTCTTCAAACGCTTGTTCAAAATCATCAACCATAGAATTTTTATTTGAATTCATCATTTGTGATTGATATTCATCCCATTTGCCATCTATTTTAATTTTAGCCTCCATTTCAATAACACAATCAAAACACATATGATGTATTGTCCACATTTTCTTGTTTAAATCATCTGATTTAAGTGGTTTTGCGCAATTAGGGCAAGCTAAAGGCATAGTGATTAATTGTCTTAGTTTATCATGTTTGGTAATGGTTTGCTTAATGCCATTTTTAATGGTCCATTGCTTATCATTTTCCTCCCATACATCACCTTCTTGATAATCTTGAGATTGTTTACTATAACCTACTTGAACACCAGTAGCTGAGCCAGCATTGCCGGTGATAATGTTTCTCATTCTCTGAACATCACGTTTAGAGAATTCTTTTTTTAAGTTGTTTTCACTCATAAACCTATTTTTTTCAACTGTTGAATTGTATCTGAAGCTGATGTATGGTGAATACCAATACCACCAGCATCTTTCCAACGTTGTATATTATCTGCTCTATCATCAATTAAGATAGAGTTTGGGGTTGCAAATTCTTGTTTACGCTCTGCTGAACGTAAGATAAGTTTAGTACCAGGCATATTTCTTTTTACCCAAGTAAATTTACCTATTTTAGATGATTCCTCACGTGATGGAGCTGATAATAATGATGGATTATATGGTTTGATATAATCCCATAATTGTTTTCCATCAGGCATCCAAGGTAATTTAATCCAAAATGCTGCTCCTGCTTTAGTGATTGGAGCCCAAAATTCTTCTGGGTTGGTATTATAACTAGCATCTTCACCAGTTAATTCTTTATATCCTTTTTCAAAGTCAACTAACACACCATCCATGTCACAATATACCTTGTAGTCAGCTTTTTCTTTAACATCTTCCTCGAATATTTCTGGTCTATATTGTCCAAATTGTCTTAATAAAACACCAGCAGCAGCATTAGCTTCATTTTCAGCCTCAGATCCTGTTTTACCATCTTCAGCACTTAAAGGTCCTATTTCGGCTTGTTTACGATGTACTAACTCATGAGCTAATGTACGTAAAATATCAGCTGTTAGTCTTGATCCTTTAACTACTAATAATTCATCAGTTTTAGGTTGATAAGCACCTAACGCGTGCATTTTTTTAGCTAATTGCTCATCATCACTAAAAGTAATTTTAGGTACTTGTTGTAAATCAAGAGCCTGAGAAACGAAATCAATAAAATCAGCTATAATATTGTCTGTTTTATCTTGTGGTTCAGTTAATGTTTCTTCTAATGTTGATTTCCACCAATTAATAGTGAATAAATCTTCTTCAACATTAACAGGTACATTATGTTTACTTAAATAATTAAGTACTTTTTCTTTTTGTTCAGGTGAATCTCCTAAATTAGGAATTAACATACGTCTTTCTTTACCACTAAATGCTTGTTGAGAGTATTCAAATGGTATTAACATTGTATTTAAATAATTCTCAATTTTAGGTGTTAAATGATAAGGTACACGTATAATTAAATTACCATCTTCTTGTCCTTCTTGAAGTTGATCTACATTTAATACTGGTATTCCTAATATTTTAAGTATATCATCAAACTGTCCTTTTTGAACAATTACTTCTGGGAAACAGCCTTCTAATTCTTTATATGTGTTTAAGTAATTATTTCTAGCTTTAGAATATTCAGTTGAGTTTTTATCTGATACTGAGCGTAAATCAAGTACTGATTGTTTTAGTTTAGTTACTAATTCACGTACTTGAGTTCCTGATAGGCGTTTATTGTTTGTCACAACTTTTTCTTCAATTGATAGAGGCATTACTCTAGTACTAAATGCTTTTTGTAGTGGAGTAAAATAATCTTGTTCTTCTACTTCATTTTTGGCACCAGCAACATATGCTTTTAATTCTAAATCCCTATCAAAAGCACTAAAAATATCTTTGATTGGAGAAGCATCTTCACTTATTTTAACAACTGCTTTTGCAATTGGAGATGTAGCTAAATATAAATCCCAAATACGTTTACTTTGTTCTTTAGTTATACCATCACGAGTTTTATGTCCAATTAATACTATTACTTTAGTAATATAAGGGCGTGAAGCTAAATCTTTAAGTACTTCAAAATGTCCCTCATGTGGAGGTTTAAATCCACCTGGATAGTAACAGATAGCTGGAGGTGTTTGTTGAGTATCCTCTTCGTTTAGCTCGTTTAGTATTGTATTTAAATCTATCATTTAATAAATGCCTTTATTTTACTAACAGCATCATTTACTGGTGTAAATTCAGGAATGTTCTGTAGTTGTGTGTTTATATCTTTATTTAGTTGTTCAACATCTGCTTTTGATTTAGCCATTTCTTCAGGTGTTTTTGGTTTACCTTTGGCTTTAGATGTGTCAAAAAATCTACGTTTTATTTCTTGAGGATCAAAACTCTTATCAGCGTCTTTTAAATCGTTATTAATTAAAACAAAATTATTTCCAAACGCTTGTTTGTAAATATCAATATTTTGATTAATATCTCTCCATGTTCTTAAAACAATACCTGGCATTAATGAACGATCTCTATTAGCATTACGTTCAAGTGATGTCATTGGAGAAACATATATCATTACCATCATAGTTTCATAGCCTAAAGCCTCTAATTCCGCCTTTTTCTTGAGTAAAGGACGAGATGCCGCACCTGTACCATCAATAATAATGTCGTTTAAATTTTCGAGCGCTTTGGCGTATTTTTCCTTAGTAGTTTTTTGTGCTTGGCCCATTAATTTAGCGGCTTGTGACAACTGTTCAGGATCAAAATCCTTTTGTTTCATGCCCATTCCTGATGCTTTCAGCAATTCCTCATAAGTGTCGTCGACATTTATTACTTGGAATTTAGAAAGTGGTAATGATTTAGATATAAAGGATTTACCGGAACCAGCTGGTCCGGCCATGAATATTGCTTGTGGCGTTTGTTGTGCCTCTTTGATTCTAATCCTCATATCGATAAATATTAACTATCCTTCCTTGGGCGTCCGCGTTTTCCGCCTGTTTTAACATAAACAGTTGATTTCTTTAATGTTGGATCCATTTTTGGACGGCCACGTTTACCACCTGTTTTAACATATACAGTAGGTTCTTTTTTAAGTGATGGATCCATTTTTGGACGACCACGTTTACCCGTACCTGTACTTGTACGTATTTTTTCAGCTTTAGCTTTACGTTTAAAGTATCTAGGATGTATAATTAATGAGTCAGTATGGAATGCTCTACTAGCACCTGTAGTATCAGTACATTCATATCCGCCACCTTTCCAACCTGGAGTTCCGTCTGGGTGATATTGTTTAAAATAGAATTTATTTCCACTATCACTCTCATAATATTGGGCAGGTAATACCTCAATACCTTTAGTAAAATTCAAGTATTCTTGTTCATTAACTTCTACCACATATGCTTTACGTGGGTAGATAGGTGCTTCTACATCAATTACTTTCATAACTTTTATTTAATATATTTAACTACTGTTCTATACTCATTCGCATCATCATCAGACATACTACCAAATAGTACATACAATTGACATTCTTTTTGATACAATTCTTCAAACATCGGATGTTCAGCATCCATACTCTCTAATGATTTTGTTTCAATAAATAAATCCACTGCTTCTTGTACTAATTGTTCGTTTATCATAACTTTTATTTCTTATTATATAATAAATTTAGTGAAATAACCGCGGTCAATCAATCCTAATAACCACGTTCCATTTCAAATTGACGTTTTTCATGGTCAACCTCACTATATACGTCTAAATTTAGATACGTATTATTCCATGTATTATGAAATAAAAACTGTTTAACCCATCCTGGATTAACAGAATTTACACTATCACGCTCTTCCGCGGTCAATAAAACTTTATTCATTAATTCTTGTGTGTTCATATCTTTCATTTCTTATTATATAATAAAGATATGTTAGTAGTCGCGGTCAGTCTAGTTCCCTTTAGTTGGGAATCGTGTCCAAGTATTGGTCCAAGTTGGTTTAGATAATGTTTCTATTTGATGTTTATCAATAAACGATTCAATATTACCTTCAGTTTTTGCTTTAGTTTTAAGTTCTTTTGTTTGATAACATACTGAACCCCAAACTGAATTAAATTTATTATTAGTTAATTTACTATTATTACTCATATATGATTGGTAACTATTATTACCCAATAATACTCCTAAATTATTCCATTCAGTTATTGTTGAGTTAGTTAATTCAAATTTAGAGACATCTTCAGTATATAAACCAGATCCAATTCTTAAAGTTGATGAATCTAAAATTAATGTCATGTTATCTAGCTTAGGATAAGTTGGTATAGTAGTTGAGCCATTGTTTTTACACTCAACACCATTACCATTATTAAATTGTTCTCCAAGTACTGGTTGATGACAATACATTTTGTCTTTTTTACCTACACTGTTTTTTACAGTACCATTATAACCATAATCAAAACTAAAATCATCATCAGCACTAGCATATGAATATAAATTACTAGTGTTCACAGAGCCTCCCATAAAATAAAATGAACAATCTCCTGAATAAGCTGTTTGAACATATTCAATTATAGTTCCTTTACCAACACCTCCTAATGTTAAAGCACCCATATCAAATTGAGCAGGTAATGGAAATCCTCCATACTCAATTCTTACATAACGTAAAATACCACTATTATCATTGTCATTATTTCCACCATAAGGAGCACCTATACATTGTAAGTTAAATACAGCATTACTGTTATTGGTTTTTGCGTAACCTAATATAACAATTCCACCAAAATCTCCTGGTGATTTTTGTCCATCGGGCTTACCTGAAGTAAATACAATAGGTTTATTACTAGTTCCATTAGCAATAATTTTAGAACATTGCTCAATTATGAGCATCCCTTTATTACTGCTTTTAATGGTTGTTCCTGGTTCAATTGTTAATTGTGAACAGTTTTTGACATGAACATTCCTATCTAATATGTAAACATTATTAGTTGTTAACGTTTTATTAGTTGTAATGTCTCCTTTCAACACAATTGTTTCTGAAGGAGTGTTCATAACGCTCAATTCTGATTTTGAGCAACTAAATAAAGTGACCACAGTCACTAATAACCATAATTTTTTCATAACATACTTATTTTAAATTAAGATATGTTACAGATTAGGGTCAAGTTTTATTGAGGTAGGTAATGATTCGGTTACTGGTTTGAAGTTAGGATTTTCAAGTTTATATATCTTATAGATATTCATGAACATTTCAAAGTTATCTTCTATATTACTTATTGCTCTTAATTCCCATCCTTTACCTTGTATTTTATCTTTTTTTCCTTCACTACGTGTGTTTGCTTTAAGCCATAAAATACCGGTTTCCTCTATTTTAGCATCATGGGTTTCATTCCATGCTTTAGAGTAAGCAGCTAATTGTAAGTCATATGATGTATGGAGTGAGTTAGATGTTTTAATATCTAGTAACCATAGTTTTTCATTCATACGAACAATTAAGTCAGCTGTACCAGCATACTTATGTTCATCAGAAAATAAATGATATTCACTTACTATTAGTTCTGGTTTATGTGTGTTCCAAAAGTCAGCAAACTTAAGGATCATTTTCCACACATCTAAACTATATTCAGCTCTACCATTTTCATCTAACCAATTAATTTCTTCTCCGTTTAGGAAGCGATCAATAGCTGTATGTACTTGAGTACCTTCAGCTGCTGCTTTAGAAGCAATAATATCACTATTGTGTCCTACATCTTTTAACCATGAATGGAAAAACTGATTTTTAGGGAAAAAGTTTAATACTGAAGTTACTGATGGGTAATATTCTTCATTTCGTCTATAAAAACGAGAGTCTAAAACATTTACTTGTTTATCACCCGCACTGTATTCTACAATACGTTTGATTTTTGGATCTTTGATTATGTTGACGTTTCTATCAATCATGCTAATTCTAGTTTTTTATAAATTAGTTGTCCGAGAGTTAATTGCTCAGCTTCATGAACTAATTTGGTGAATTTTTCAAAACCCATATCTGATGGGTCTTTATCTTGTAAATCAATCAGATAAACGTCTTTACCTAAATTGAGAAGTTGTTCAGCGTATGATAAAGCATCTTTTAAGGCGTCCCTATCTAAAGACACGTATACTGTTTTAACATTTGATTGCACTAATTTCATCATTAATGCTTTGGAAAATGTTTTTCCAAGTAATGGTATTGCATTACGTTTAATAGCAATAGCATCAAAAATACCCTCACATAATATAACAGGAACATCCCAATTAATAAAATATTCAAGTCCTATTAATTCGTTTTTATTACATTTTGGTGCATCATATTTTTTCTTAGAGTTAGGATTAATATCCCTGGCTATGAAATAGTTTAATTCACCGTTAGCATCATATGATGGTACAATAATTCTGTTGTTATACCTGCCTTCTTCACAATAACCTATATTATACTTCAATATATCCGCCTTATTGATACCTCGTTTCTTTAAATACATTAAAGCGTGTTTAGCGGCGATATCTGTACGTGCGAGATTAGTAAGTGGTTTATATTCTTTAGGTAATTCTACTTTTGTTTTGTCATGAACTACTTCTTCTTTTTGAGTAAAACCAAGTATTGATTTTAACTCAGCTATTTTGTCAGAAGTAACTTTGATCTTTTTAAATAAACCTACTAATGTTTTACCTTTAGCGTTACATACCCAACAATGCCATGGATTTTCTCCTTTTAAATTAGGAACCATGTTCACCTCTAGTTTAGGCTTATGATGATTACAAAAAGGACATTTATAAGCGTAGTTGTTACTACTCGTTTCTTTTCCTTTTCCTAATACGCTGTTTACAGTATGTAGTAAGGCTGCATTAATCATAGCCAATAATATAGCTAAATTATTTTACTAAGCCAAATCTTTGGTAAAAAACTTACCTAGTATATTGTCGTTGTAAGATCTATTGTTACTGATTAAAACTTCTTCTTTACACTGATGATGCATTTCCCAGTATGTGAGTTGTTTTTTAGTTAGACATTGTCTATATATCCAACGATAAAAATTTTCCTCTCCATACTGTTTAATATCAGCAAGTAATTGTTTATTAGAACCCCAATATGTTTTCCAATCGCTTTCAACACGAATTATTTCATGTGTTGGTTTTCGACCAGGTCCTGTTGGTTGTTCTGCTAGTTGTTTTTTGGTAAGTTTATGTTTTTTATTATTCCAATAAACTTTTTTTCCGATATAAAATTTACCTGTCACGTTGTTGGTAATTTTATAAACAAAACCATAATATTTTTCGGGTTCAATTACATCCCAGCTTTTCCATTTCATAACATTATTTTTTTATAGATTAACAAGCAGTTAAACAATCAGGATCTGATGGAGCACCATCTAAATTAACATCATATGAAGGTTGTGGATCTAGTAGTTGTTGAGGTTGGTATGTATATGGACCTATTTTATAATAAAGACCAGTTAATGTTAATGGAGTACTTGATCTACCTACACCACCTGGGAATACTGGGCTACAATTATTATTACAATCAAATTTAAGAAGTGAATAGTAATAATAAGGTGGAGGTGCGCTAGGTGAGGGTGTTAAACTTATTGATGGTGTTAAGCTCACTGATGGTGTTGCAGTAATTGATGGTGTTAAGCTTATTGATGGGGTTAAACTTATTGATGGAGTTAAACTTATTGATGGTGTTGCTGATGGTGTATTACTTATAGTAGGAGTAACTGTTGGTGTCATACTAGGAGTTACACTAATACTTGGTGTTACCGTTGGTGTATTACTAATTGAAAGTGATGGATATGGACTTACTGAAGGTGAAGGAGTTGGTGTAAAGTATGGTTTTGGTGTCCATTGTGTATCATATTTTACTAAAAATGTCATATCACTATTAGATGATATTGGAATTGGAGCTGACATTTTAGCTATAGCTAATAATTCTTGAGCATCATTATATAAACCAACAGCAGTCACATACGGTGAAAATTCTGATCCTGAAATAGAACCAGTCACATAATCTTTTAATATACCAAAGTATTTAGATCCTGTCACATTATAAAAAACATCACCATTAAGAGATGAACTAAATGGAAATAAAACAGCTTGTGAACCTGATAGTAATGTTGGGTTATAACTTAAATTAAATTCATAATCCTTTATAGAACACTTAATAAAGTTCTCATAAACAACATGGTTGTTTTGAAACTTTACTCTTGTAATTCCTGTATTTATTGTTCTAGTATTCATAATTAACAAGCGAAAGTTGATGGATTAACTGGGGCATCAATTGAAGATATACAAACATTATTCACAGTATAGCCACATCCTACATAAGTACCACCACCTAAACAAGGATCACTACTATTATAGTTTTGGCCAGCAAGGATTGTACCATAAGCTGTGTATGTGTATTGATATACACCAAATTGATATAATTCAATAGCTAAAATATAGTTTGTATCTACATTTACTGGTTCAAGTAATGTTATATCCCATCCTAAATAATCACTACATCCACCACCAAAACAAGATTTAGTACTTGCATTTAAGTCTATTACTCTAGGAGCATAACCAACAGATGGTGATGGAGTTATACTTGGTGTCACTGTTGGGGTCACACTAGGTGTAGCAGATATAGAAATAGATGGAGTTAAACTAGGTGTTAAGCTTATACTTGGTGTATTACTTGGAGTAGTAGATATAGATGGTGTTACACTAGGTGTAATTGATGGTGTAATAGAAGGTGTTGCGCTAATTGATGGTGTTACACTTATTGAAGGGGTAGCACTAGGACTAGCTGATGGTAAAGGACAAAATGTTAAATCTAAAACAGGAGCAACATAGTCAGGATCTCCAATAGTATTAGGTTTAGTAACACCAGTAGCAACACCATTATCTAAATAGTACTGTTCTAAGTTTGTGTATGCTTTAAATCCTGTATTACTCATTTTTTATAAATATTTTATAAGACAACGTAAGATACTACATTAGCTATTGATTTACAAGTAACACCACATCCACAGTTAAATGTTGTAGAAGGATTGGTTTGTGTATCACCTATACCAAATGTTGCGTCTAAGTAAGAAGTGTCTACAAAGGTAATTCTAACAGTTCCTGATATTGTAGCAGGTGCTGCAAACGTTACATAGAATGTCTGTTGTGTTTCATAATCACCTGGGTATAGGAAACATTCTCCACCTATTGTTTGGTTATCAAATACTCCTGTTAATGTTGGGTTAGGATTAAATGAGGTACTTGGTGTTACTGATGGAGTAATACTAATACTAGGTGTAACACTTACACTTGGTGTTTCACTAGGTGTTATGCTTATACTAGGTGTAACACTTACACTTGGTGTTTCACTAGGTGTTATGCTTATACTTGGTGTCACACTAGGTGTTATACTAATAGATGGTGTTGCAGATATACTAGGTGTAACAGATGGTGTTACGCTAGGTGTTATACTTATACTTGGTGTAATAGATGGTGTTTGTGATGGTGTAACACTTATACTAGGTGTCACAGATGGAGTTACACTTATACTTGGAGTAGGAGAAGGAGAAGTTTGAATACAGAAAGGATTAGCTCCTCTCCATCCTAATAATCTTACAGCGTTAGGGATAATAGTAAGTACAGCTACATTTTGTTCATAGAATACATTACCAATATAAGAACCATTAGTTAATGTGGATCCAATTGATGAAGCTACAGAGCTTCCACTGTAAAATAAATTATAATTTCCATCATCATATATTTTAGCTGTGTATGTTGAACCACTACTAAAATATAATTCAAAAGTACTTGGTAAAATCTTTTCGCTTGTTAATGTTTTAGGTATGTTAACAACATAAATAACACTATCAGAAGCGGTTGGAAAGAATTTTACTGTATCTAAGTTACCTGGATTGACAAATCCATTATAATAAGATTGAGTACTTAAAGTACCATCATTATATGCTGTACCTTGTCTCTCAGTTAAATATAAATGAGATGATGTAGGTAAAAAGTTAGGATAATAGTTTAAATTAATTGAGTTATAAACTAAACGTTCATACTGCCCATTAGTGATAAATTCAGTATTTGGATCAAAAATAGATCCACTCTTATTTACCCCAATATTAACTACAATTCTATTATCAGCAAATGAGCCGGAATCTATATCCCAGCTTTTATTCGCTGTATATGGTACTACGAAAGTATCAGATACGTTAAACCTTTTGTAAATGTTTGCTGACATGGGCGTAACATTAGAAGTCTAATTTAACTCTTAATAATAATTCTTTAGTAAAATCTTTTACCAATGGTTTATTTAATTTAGCAACAGCTAATAAATCACCAGTATTATTATATAAACCAACACTTGTCATAAATGTTTGTGGGTTATAAATTAATGATGTATATAATAAATTACCATTAGAATCAATTACTGTTGGGTTTGATGTGTAATTAAATTCACTATTTTTAACACGAGTAAAGAAATAACGAGATGAAATTGTTTCTGAACTTTGTAAATTAAACAATGATTGAGAAACAGCAGATGAAGAAATCATCTGGAATATCATTCTGTTATTAATATTGTATACAGTATTTGGACCAAAGAAAGCAGCTGCTTGAGATGAACTAAATTCATTAAATATAGCTCCTACTCCACCTAAAGCACCAACTGGTAAAGCTAAAGCTCTTGGGTTTAAGATGATTAATCCTTCATCAGGAATAATCATACCATAAGAACCACTAACTGTATAATTAGAAGAAGATGGAACAGTTGTTTGAGTATTTGGGTTATAAGAACCACTTAATAACTGATAAACACGAGATGTTCCAACATATGTTGAAGTTGTTGCTACTGTAGAATCATCTACTAAACCAATTGATACTGGTGAGCTACCACTTGTAATACGTAAGAAGAAAGAACCAGGATTAAATGACTCTTTAAAGCGAGATCTAGCTACAGATATAACAATAATATCTCTTGATCCAGATGAAGTATTTGAACCAAAAGTAAATGATGAATTTTCATCACCAAAGATTAATGATCTATATTGACCATAGATATCTCTTGTTGGGGTTTTATCTGGTACTAAAGGATTAAAGTAAGCTGAACCTGAGCCGGCGTAATGGCCGTAAGCTATTGAGAATTGAGTCTCAGCGCTCTGACTAGCTGGTAGGTTAATATTATCTTTAAATACATTAAGATAAAATTTACCTTGTGGATTAGTTGATTCTTGTAATGACCAACTAAAGAAAGTGGTCAACTGAGTAGTGTTTCCACTCCACATAGGGGCTACAAGAACGTCTGAACTTAGTACCTGATCTTCAGGTTGGTATGCTCCAAAAGACATATGTTAATTAGGTTTTAATTAATGATAAAGGAATAGTAATTCTAGCTCCACTGTCTCTACCCATAACAGTTATAGTGGTGGTGATTGGATCACCAGCTTTAGCTGTTGTTGGGAATAAAACGTTTGTGGTAGTACCTATTAATGAAAAAGATGTACCAATTTGACTCTTAGATAAACTAGCACCACTTGAATTTGGTAGTGGTTGAGTTAAATTTAATCCAGTTGTATCAATTCCAGCACCAGTGAATGTACTTAATAATCTTGAGTCTCCCACAGTCATCATATAACCTGAAGGCTCAATTGTTGTTGTAGCCCCTAAGTAGTTTAACGTTTGTGGAGTAATATTAATAGCTGATGCTTGGCGTAAACTAACAGCTGCTAAACCAAGATTCAATACAGGTAACTTAGAAGTACCACGAGGTAAAGTTACTAACTTATATTTCATTGACTGTGTTTCGTCAACAAAAGCTTCTAATAAAGGCATTGCTTCAATCGCTTCACCAAAGAAAGCGGAACCTGATGGATGGTTTGGATTATATAGAGTATAATCAATTTCATCATCAGACAATGCAAATTGTGTAATTTGGAATGAACCATCATTACGCGCTAACAATTCACGGCCCTTCTTTGTTAAGACCGCATCTATTGTTACATACTGGTTATTTAAATACGCCATTTTAACTATGTTGTTTTATATAAATATATTAATGTGTTAAATTTGTTACTAAATTAGTTTCCTAAAGTTAAAATAGTACTAAATATCTTACTCTTAAGTTCACTAACAATATTAGCTATATTATCATCTATTTCTAGTTTTAAATTATTTTTCTTAATAATTCCACCAGAAGTTGGACCTATAGATTTAGTATGTTCAACTACAATATTAGTTTCATCAGGTATTTTTTTAGAAAATACATAACGATCAATTCTACCAAATCTACTGGAAGTAACTGCGGAGTCCACATTTCTATCAAGTTTAAATATTAATGGACCAGTAGTACTAGCAAGTGATACTTCAAGAATTGTATACTCATTAACTGGTTTAAATGTGTAAGTTGGAAATGATGTTTCAGTTATTGCTGAACCTGTACTATCAAATCTTACAACATCTCCAGGTGTTAATGAAAATGGAAGCTCTGGAATGGTAAATCTATTATAAACATTATTTAATTTATCTATTTCAGTTGGAGTGGAAGGGTTTGAAATACTACTACCTGAAAAATAAAAATTGCTATTATAATAGAGAGCCATCTGTGCTGAGCATGATACAATATTGGTTGGTTCATAACCAGTAACTGTAGATTCAGAATGAACTGTTAACCATGAGTTTTGATCTCTATCTGAAAAAGCAAATCCTGACGCTATACCAGATGATGGTTTAACACTAAATATGACAACAGGAGGTGTTCCTCCATTAACATTTCCTATATTTGACCCACAATCAACTCTCCAACTAACTGAATTAGTACCTGCTCTCATTGTAGCAGAAACAGGAACAACTCCATAATAAAAGGCATAGTAACCATGGGATACAGAATTGATTCTTGGGTCAGGATTTGTTAATCCATTACCAGTAGATGTAGGTGTCATTTTTACATAAAATACAACATCAACATCATATGGTAAAACTCCACCTCCTGTATATGAAAGTGTTCCTTCAAGAATAGTTTCTCTATATAGGTAATGCTGCACTAATCTCGCAGTAACATTACTTGTAAAGTTAGCTCTATTTAAAGCAGGTACACTACTTATTCCTGATGGGACATAATAACTCTGGATTACTCCAGGAGCTATTCTCCATAATGTAGGAACATATTTGTATCCACTATCAAATATTTCTTTATTACCATCTAAAGATTTCTGATTAGATGGATTTTGGTTATCAAATAATGAGATATTAGCTATACCAGGCTCATCATAAATTTCACTTGGTTTAAATATGTTTTGTACTTGATATAAATTCCAAAGTTCTTTATTTGTAACAATATTGTAATTACGTTGAGTTAATTCAGTTAATGATCCTGAAGCGTCAATTAAGTATTTAATATACATGTTTGTTCTCTCAGGCATAGCTATTAAGAATGATCCTGTAGCTACTGCTTCAGAGAAGAAAGCAAATTGAATTGTGTTTTTATCAATTACAGCATTTCTACCATATGGGCCTAAACCAACACTCCATAAATTAAGATCATCATCCTCAAAGAAGTTATAGTTTGTACTATTAGTTTGAGAACCAATAAATCTTGGTCTAGCGTGACGGGCATAAGTGTAAGTAAAATCTTGAATAGAACCACTAGTTAAAATTTGTAAAAATCTACTTCCACTAGTAATATATTCTGCTTTACGTCTAATATTTGATTGCTCAACATTAGAGACATTATTCAATAATGGATTATAATCATAATTCCAAATTGATTCTGAATATGAACTTGTATTAGTTGGTCTATAAGAAGTAAATGGATTATATTGATCTACAAATGTATCAAGTGTTCCACTTGGGAAAACACCTGTAAAGAAGTCTCTAGCATCTGATGTCATAGACACAGGACCTAATTTGCCTTCTACTGTATACCCATAAATTGATTGACTATAATCACCACCATTACTAGCTGTTATAAAAGCAGTATCAATAGATTGACTATATTCTAAGTTATAAATTTCAGGTTCAGGTCTATATACTACTGGTCTTTCAAGTAAGTGAGGTTTAATAACAATACCTGTAGATAAGTTAGTTCTAGCAGGTGTAAAGTCTTTAAGTGTTCTAAATAATGAGTTATGGAAAAACTCAATTAAACGAATAAAGTCTTTATAGTTGTATTTGTTTACAAATTTCTTAAAGAACTCAGATTGTAATGGTTGTAAAAATTGATATGAACCTGTAGCAGGATTACCAATAATATCATCCATGTTATAAGATGAACCAAACGCTGCTATAATAGCTCTGTCAATTTCATCTTGTGGAGATAAACTAGCATCAAGTATATGAATATCCTTAGTTAAAGGAATTGTAGGTTGTATTTCAATACTCTTATTTGGTAATAATAAATTACCATAAGTACTTCCACTGTATATTCTTACTTTATCAGTTACTGGGTTAGCATATCCTGAGTTAGCAACATCAGCATAATATGTTTCTGTAAATGATGTGTAGTTATTTTTATTTAAGAAGTTAGCAAATGTAGCAGTCCAAGATTGAATTGTTAAATCTGGGGCTACAGAAGCTACAGTTGTAGTTGTATTGTGATTATAAGTGTATAGGTTATTACCTAATGGCCATCTAGCTGTTAAATCAGAGAATGAAGAACTATAAGTATTACCTTCAATTGATTCAGGATTTAATACATGAGAGTCAAATACAGATTCAGATACATAGTTAGACCATAATCTTAATTCTTGTAATGAACCACTAAATGGATTAGATCCACCTCCAAATGTCATAGCACCTTCACGGTACCATAATATGTTGTCAGTAGTTGTAGTTAAACTAGCACTTGTTTTATGTCCTATTTCTCCCCAAACATTACTCTTAACAAAGAATTCATATGTTTGAGAAGTACTTGTTTGTCCTACTCTTAAATTAGGATTTCTTCTTTGTACTAATACAGTAAACCAATCAGTATCAGCATCAGAGTCACTATTTGATCCTGTATAATAAACAGGTATAGTAGATGAAGTTACTGAATTTGAACCTAATTTAAATTGGAAATATCCAAACTGGCCTGTACTACCTGAGTATATTGAGTTATCAGATGCTGTTGGAGCATATAATAAATTAAATTGTACATCAGAACCACTATGAAATAATGATTGAGTAGTAAAGCTACTTGTTGGGAATGCTTTAAATCTAAATTCAACACCATTAGGTACTATGTCTGTGAAAGTTGTTCTTACAGCACTTTGTGAAGTGTAAGTCCAAGGTACACGTATAGTATTAGAACCACTAACATCTAAAGCATAAGTGAATCTATCAAATTCATATTCAAATGAAGATGTTACTTTATCTACACCACCATATTCAAGATAACTCATTACAGTACTAGGAACACCAAATATAGTGTTTAAGTATTGAATGAATCTATTTGTACCTTTAGCTTTAAGTAATAAAGGTAAGTTATGGTACATACGTTTGTATATACCTTTTTGTAAGTCTTGTCCTGATAATTGATAATTAGACGCACTAACTAAAGTATCATATGAACCTGTTATAGGCTTATAACTACCATCAGGACTAATACCATAAAGATATTTAAATACATTTGTTCCATCTTCATCAGTATAAACATCAATACCCATTGATTGTAAAGCAAAGTACACTAAGTCTTTAGATATACCTTGATTTAGAGCATTTTTAGTTTTATATAAGTCTGAAAGTGCTTTAATATGAATCCAAACATCATCAAACATTTGACCCATTGAAGAGATAAACTTAAACAATGACTCATTATCTGTATTTTCATTTACATAACCAGGTACAGCGTAAAGCAAATAGTTCTGATTATTATCGTCATACAATGAAGCAGATTCAAAACTACTACTATACCAAACCACTGCTTGAGAAGAAGAAACAGAATAATTTACAAACGGTTTAACAGAGTTTTGTTTTGGCCAAGCATATGAACTTGAATTATAATATAAGTATTGCTCATATCCATCAAAACTTTGGATTGTACCATTTAAACTATTTTGATAGTTTACAGATTGAGTTACTGAAATTGGATCTATAAGACCATTTAATGACGCACTAGCAGAAGTGAAAAATTCAATTCTGTTTAATTTATATTGGAATCCTTCTAATCTACGAGCCGCAGAAGAGAAGTGAACAAAGTCTTCATAAGTAGCATAATCAACATTAATAGCAAAATTTGAAGCACTTAATTGACCAAGTAATTCTTGTAATGGACCAAATGATGCTTGTGAACTAGTAATTTGATTAAAGTTAAAATACGGTGTAGGACCTACTCTTAAATTATCTAAATCTAAATCAAAGTTAGGACCACGCAGAGTAGGAAATGTGACAGGTATAGGATCAACAGTCATTGAAACATCATACTCAATAGGATTTGATAAGAAATCAACTACTGATAATGAGTCATTTACCTGATAATTTACAGGTAATGGATCTAATAGTTTAACTAGTATTGTTGGTTGTCCTGTTAAAGCAGATGTAGCAACTCTAGTTACAGGATCAATTACTGTTGTAGTTGGACCTAAATCTAAAGCTACATTTACAAATGGTATAAACTTATTCTCACCAAAATTTAAATAGTATTCTTTAAAATAACCAGCACCTTGAATTTCATTTATAAAATTATAAGTCTGAGTTTGTATTTCTTCATTGGTTAGATTACCTGTTCTTAAGCGAATTTCCTTTCTACTTGGAGATATTTCTTTAATAAAAAAGGTCTCAGATGAACTAAAAACAATTTTTGGTCTTAAAACATTATAGACTGTTCTATATTTACCTGTTCTAACACCTAAATTTGTTAAATCTTTTCCTGGGTTGAATATCAATTCTTGTACAGCTAAAAAATTATTTGAAGCTGGTATGCCAGGAATATTATATCCTTTAAAGTTAGGTATTGAATATATTAATTTATTAGCTGGGTCAAAGACATGCATTTCAACATAGTCATCACTATTGAAGACAAAGTTTCTAGTCATGTCTTTGGTCAAAACTTGGCCTTCTAAAGATCCTGATAGGATATTATTATTGTTTAATATTCGTGTATATGTTGTAGCCATATTATGCTAAAGTTCCAAGGTTAGTTTGAGATAAAACAATTATTTGATTTTTTAAATCAATATTTTCAGTTCTTAAAATTTCAATTTCGCTTTGTAAATCATCTAATGATATACCAACTGCTTCTAAGCTTCTACCAGCTAATTCAAGATGAGATTGAACTGAACCTGTAGGAGGAATTTGGTAATATAAATTATCATATTCAACAAAAAATTGATCAACATTTAAATCAGGTTGTACATTAACATCATCAGGATTAGTAGTGACTGCTAATTCTGAGAAACTAGTATCAACAACATTATTAAACTCATTTAAGTCATATATTGTTTTAGCTATACTAGTAGAATCAGGAATAATTAAATTTTCATCCATTACTCAACAGTTTGCATTACTTTAAAATAATAATCATCATCAAAAATATAAGTACCACCATCAATGATAGACTTAATTTGTATTTTATAATAACGATCTGGTTCTAAGCCATTCATATATAGTCTGAAGAAACTGCTTGTTCCATCAATACTTAATTTAGTGGCTACATCATCGAAATCAACTATTTTCAAGTTGGTATTTAAATCTATAATAGAATAGTATGAAGTAACTGGTAGGCATTTATTATACTTATAAAGACTAGTTGTAGCATAAATACGTGGTGGGTATTTTTCTCTAGCATATACTCTAAACTTTACATATTCATTATCATAGAAAATATTTTTATTATTTTCAATAGCTATGTTTATTTGTTCATCAGTAATAAACACGCTTGATGCTGTGTTGAATGTACTATCATTCCATTTAAACTCCAAGCTTGGTGGGTAAATAGTGTTAGTGTCTCTTGAGAAGAAATTAAATGTGTATATATAATTAGGATCAAATTCAAATGAACCAGTACCTGTAGCTGAAGCTGACATACTGTTCATAATAATGAATCCATTGTTATTAATAACACTTCCTGTCCACCAACCTACAAATCTAGTAACATTAACATCAATATCTTTAGTTGAAAAATAATTAAATGATTGAGTAACAGAAGATGTATACCAGTTAGCACCACCATTTGCTGGTAAGTAATAAGATGAAGTTACGCCTGTTGGTAAGCCTGTTGTTGTCCAAATATTCGTTTGGTTTGAGTTTCTATACCTCCAACTAGCACCATCTGTTGTAACAGGTACATTTGAAAATCTACCTGTACCCATGTCCCAACTTTCATAGATTGGGTGTACTTCTATATTAAAGTTAGTTGGAATACTCTCAACATGAGCATTATATAGTTTTAAAGAGGCTGTGAAATTTGCTCCTGATTTAGAAATAGCATCAGCTATGTCAGAGTTATCAAATTTAATTAAGACACGACTAACTGATGAAGATGCATATAGGTTAGACTCATTCTTAGATAAGTCTAATATAGAGTCTAACCCAGCATTTAAAGTATTATACTCTGAGTATATTGTTGTGTCCTGTGAAGGAAATATTTTGTAAACACCCATTTATATTAGTATTATTCTAGTATAAATATGGGATAATCACAGAGATTAAGCTAATAAATGATGATATTCTTTAAAGTGCTTAATACGATCAGCTAAACCAATAGTACCACCATTAACACGTTTAGTAATTTTCGTTACAACTGCGTCAGTAGCGCCTTCATCAGCTATCTTATGTAAGCCATTTTTATTAAAGAACCAAGCAGCTGATAATAAAGCATATTTGTCTGCTACTGATGTTGGGTCTTTTGTTAAGTCTTCATTAATAGATTTACCAAATGCTGTGTAGTTATCTTTACCTGTTAACTGGATGTAACCACGACCACAGAATTTAGCGCCATCACCTGATGATTCAGGGCCATTACCCATTCTATTACCATATACTTTGTTGGCAATTTTTTCAGGTTGTCTAGCGTATGATGCAGCGGCTGCTTCTGTTGGGAAATATTTTTTAAATGTATTTGCTAAACCTTTAGCACTGTAGTTTAAGTTTTCTTTAGTTAGTCTGAATCCGCCTGATTCATGACCACATTGAGCTAAAAAGTGAGCTAAACGTAGTGGAGTGTTGATTTGGAATTTTTCCATTACTCCTGGGATTTGGGCGATTACTTTGTCAGGAACATGTCCTTTTAATTTGTCTAAATTCATATTTTAATTTTTAGTAAGTTACTACTCTACCATAAATATCAGTGTCAGGATATCTTACCTCAAAAATCATTGGATCAATTGATGGATATACAACACCTTGTTTTGTAGCTGATTTAATATCATATCCGTAAGGAGAATAATTACCTCCTACCAAGTTACTTATATCAACTTTAATTACTGATTGAACACCTTGTACAGCGCCAATTAAATTATAAATGTCAGAATAAATAACTGGTTGGTTTATTTGCCATTTAGATATATCAAAATAATCTTTTAAAACATTAATACATTTAGTTAATATTTCTTGTGAGTTATAAGCTGGTAATACAGTTATATCAAAATTAACTTTAATATTAGCGTAGTAAGCATCTTTAATAATAACAGCGTCACTCATCATCTTATTATATGATAAGTATGTTTTTAAATTCTGTTTCATAGCATTAGACGCTCTAGTTAGTTTACCATCTAAATTAGTTGATAAAATATAAACTGAAAGTGCTAATGGATTACTTGTGATAAAATTTTGTCTATCTGTATCATTAGTTACTAAATAATCTTGTGCTACATAAGCTTTGCTTACATAACCATATTTAGAAGGTAAAGATAAAGTACGAACTAAATAGTCAGCTTTAGTTACGTTTCTATTTTGTGTTGGAAAGTTAGCTAAAGTTTGTAAACGAATTTCTTCAATTGATTCACCAGGACCACCACCTGATGAAGGTTGTGGATTGTTAAAACGAACTGAATCTCTAACTATGGTAACTATAGATGAATTTAAATTATATGAATTGATATCAGTCTCTACAGTTTGATTTAATCCAATATCATTCACTGGTAGGTTAGTTTCAATACCACCACCTACTAAGTAGGTTACTGTTAAAGTAGTATTTGAAGGAGCAATACCATATTCATTAGTGTACATGAAGTTAGATGGATCATAAGCCATAAACATTTTATCAACTCCATCCACTAAACCTAAACCAACATTATCTGGGTTTGGAATAATTACTTCATCTGGTGATGATGTAACTCCACTACCAAATTCTAATTGTAAAGTATTATCATCAGAGAAACGAGTGACAAAACGTCTATCTACTTTTTTAAGACGTAATAAGAAACGAGCACTATCATCATCATTATAGTAGTTAGGTTCATTTACAGGTAAGTTAAGCGACTCATCAAATATTGTATCTTGAGCTAAATACGGTACCTCATACCAAGTATTATTATCACTATCTGTTATTTGCATTACCTCAATAATATTATTATCAACTATCTCAACAGTTGGAAATTGTTCAGGATTACCAAAAGCAAATGTAGTTGTTTTGATTTGTCCAGATACAGCTTCAACTTGTTTTTTAACTAAGTAATATTGTATATTTGAAGTACCTGTAAAAAATTGATATGGCGTGACAGTTGTTGGATCAAATGAAGATGAGAATCCAAAATCAACTAAATCTTGAGTTATAAATGTAATATTAGGTTTAGATATAGAACTAATAGAAGAATTTTTTTGTACTTTTAAAGCATATCTCCAATCAGGTCTATAATTAGGTGCTCCTGTTGATGGTAATAATTGAAATATATCTAGAAAAACAGAAGCGGTTTTTGTTACTTTAGGTCTATAACCTAAAGCATAAGCTAAAGCAATAATGTTTTTTCTCTCTTGAGCGTATAATAATAATGATTCTTGTAACTGATTATCAGCATAGAATGATAATACATCACCTACATAAGCAGCCATTTCGATGAACATATTACCTGGAGCAGATGGACTGAAGTCCATATAACTGTTCTTGAAGTATGTTCTAGCATAATTGATTAAGTCCTGTTTTAAGGTACTAAAATCTTTATCATAATATTTTATATCAGGTACGTTTGCCATTATTGTTTGCTTAATTCAGTTGTTGACACATTTAATACTAAAGTATCATTTTGGTTATTTATTGAGTAATCTAAAATTATATTCACAGCGTTTCTATCTGAGAATTTCTTGATAATTAGATTATTGATTATAATATTAGGTACATAAGCTATAATTTCTTGTTCTAGTCTAGCAGCTACACTATCGAATGATGTATCTGGTTCAAATAGGGATGCTCTTAAATCTCCTCCAAATGTTGGATCAAAAAATCGTTCACCTTTATTTGTTAATATATAATTAACTAGGTTAGATTTAACTTGTTCTTTAGTTGTAGTTGTATTGTAAAAAATAGCGTCATCATTGTTAAATAAAACACTGATACCTATTCCTTTAGGTTGACCTATGTCTTGAGGATTAAGGCGATATGTTGGTCTGTTTAGCATTATATTTGTCCTTCTTGTTTCATTTTAGCCATTATACCAGTAAAGTCAGGTACAGCGTCTATTCTAACAGCGTTGATATCTCCAGCAGGTCTAGTATTAGCAAACATTTCGTTCACACTATTTACCACTACAGGCTCAGCGCCCATCATATGACCTCCAAAACCCATAGCGTTACTTGAATTCATATCAGCTACAGAGCGCCATTCACCACTATTAGCAGTTTCATTTAATATATCATTTAAGATATTGTTATTAGTGAATGATGCGGGTTTGGATGGCTGTGTAGGTTTGGCAGGTCTTATAGATTCAACCATAGAATTCTTGACAGTTGTTTTATTGGTCTCTGCCACAACTGGCTTAGGGGCTGGCGCCTCTAGCAAAATTCCTAGCTCTTCCCTTACAACAGCTTGCACTTCTTCACGTACAACTTTTCTTAATAATTTTACGAATGTATCCGCTTTCATGATTATAAATATTTTATTATCCTAGTATTTGTTTAAGTTCATCAATTAATTTATCAGCTGATTTGAGTTTACTAGGAGCTGTTTGTGTTATTTTCATTTTACTAAATGAATCATACGCAACTCCTTGTATAGCTCCTGATGGTAATGATATGACTTTTAGTTCATATTTCCCATACATTTCATCCATTTCACTATCTTTACCAGGGGTTGTATTATATGTGTTAGATAATGGTTGAGTTGATGGTGTTGCTGGTTGTTGGTTATTAATATTAATATTAAGTGAGTTTATTTTAATTTGTAATTGATTGACAATATTTTTAGAGACTCCTAACATTCCATCAACAATTATTAAAACATCAGTATATGCTTCTAGTTTTTTATCTAAGTCCTTTTCTCTATCATCATCTTCTTCCTTAGTAGCCATATAAATAGAAAAAGTAGGTTTAATAGGAGACGGTGAAGCTAACTCAGCGCTAGCTGTTTTAGCTAATGTTTGTTTTTTCTTTTTAATAATACCTCTTATCACTCTAATAGCCGATACACCTATTCTAAGAAATTTAAGTATTAAAGAAATAGCATCAACAGTCTTTTTTAAAGATGTCATTGCCTTCTTTAAATTATCTACTTTTTGATCAAAGTTTTGCTTAAATATATCATAATTACCTGGCTGTATAGGTACAAATGTTATTGTTCCTCCTTGTATATCAACACGTCCTTTTTGTTTTAATTGGTTAGTTGTTGATCGAACTAATGTATTAATTAGTCTATCTGATATAGCGTCTGTATTAATAAGTTTAAGAAATAATGGTGTGGCTATAGCTAATATAGTACTTTTTAATTCAGCAGGTGTTTTATCAGATTTTTTAGATACTAAACTTACAACATCAGCTGGGTTAGTAGGAGATAAATTAGCTAATTTTTCAGTTGCTTGTGATTTAATACCGTCAATTTTTTCTTTATTTAAACTACCTGTACTTGATAAATTCGGAACACTAGGTATAGACGAAGTGAGTGAACTTAATTGAGTTGGGTTTAAATTACTTGGTATGTTTGGTATAATAGTCATTATATAGTGAATGAGTTTTTAGATTTAAACCTATAAAAATTACTTTTAGAAGCAGATAATTTACCTTTTAAATAAGTAGAAGCTATTTTTAATGAGCGTATACCTGTTAAAGCAGGTAACATATCACTATAAGTGTTTAAAGCATTAATTATTTCAATTAAAATTTCTTCCAATTGATCAGCTTTAGTGATTGGTTCTGGTTTACCATAACGTTCTAATCCAAGTTGCATTCTAGGAGCGTTAACTAAGAACATATTTTGCTCATTATCACTATCAATATTTCCAACATCAATTGTTACTTTATCTCCAGCTGATAAGTTGATATAACGTCTAGAACTTATAAATACATCATTAGAACGTGAGTTAAAAACTAAACGTCCTGATGATAATACTATTTGTTCACCTGTGTATGTATTTATGCTTTCTGCCATTATTTTCGTTTAATTATTATTAATTTAGAAGTATCAATGTTAGTAAAATACCCATTATCATCTAAATCAAGGGGGAGTTTTTTTACTGAGTCGCCTAAATTTCCTCCTACTAAATATGCTTTTTTTCCTTCTATTTTATAAACAACATCACCATGACTAAAATAATAATCACCTCTTCTTGGGTTTGTTAGTACATCACCAACTTCTATTTTTATTTTAATATCTCTCGCTAGGTTGTCTCTTAGGTTAGGAAGTGGATATAGAGACCATAAATTAGACCTATTTTCAATATTATATTTGTAATGACTAGCTCCATTTGCACCCTTAGGAAAAGTATTATCAACTTGATTTACTAACCATGATATAAAATAAGCACTCCATGGAACAGCATTAGATCTAAGTTGTCTAGCCATACCTACATTTCCATCAGCATATTTCAAAAGAGCATCCCATAATTGTTTTTCAATACCTGTTGTAGCACTTTCACTAGCTTGACTTTCTTTATATCCTCCATTGTTCCATAAAGCTATTTCTTGCTCAGCTAATTGAGTTAATCTAGCGGCGTTAACTGGGTTTGTACTTTTTGCTATGATGTTAGTGTTACCATTTAAAGCGGTTATAACTTTATTTCTTTCAACTATAGTATAATTATTACCTGTGAATCCAGCTCTTCCAGCATTAGCATCTCCACCTCTTCCTCTTCCACCACCACCACCACCTCCAGTAGGAGGAGGAGCGGCTATAACTCTATTACCACCACCTATAGTTGGTAATGTTGGTGGGTTAATTTCTTCAGCTCCTTCATCATCATTATCAGTTTCATATAAAACTTCTTCAGGATCTTTACCTGGTAATTGATCTTGAACGATTGGTGTAGATATATAATTTAAGGTATTTCTTTCATCAAGTCCAAATGGATTAACTATTTTTATATTTACATTACTTATATCTTCATTACCAAGATCGGGTGTAGTAACTTCTAAAGTATCTGGTCCTTTTTCTGTAAATAGAGCTGATGTTTCATCATTAATAATAACACGTGTTATGTTTTGTAAATTTTTACCCTTAATAGTTATTATATCTCCTTTTTTAACTTTATTAGGACTAATAGACTCAATTATTGGTTTTTCACCTGTTTCTGTAGTTGGTAAACCACTGTTAACACCTGGCTGAGCTATGACAGTGTTTGTTGATTGTTGGATACCAAGTGATAATTGAGTAACATTACCTTGTTGGTCTAAAGTAACTTGTTTATTACCCATATAAACAATAGAGGTATTTTTATCAAGACTTGGATCAACATTACCTTGATAATATTCTTGACGTAATTGATCTAAATATTCTGGTCGTAATGACGCGTTAATGGTTAAATCATCACTCATTGATATTTTAGCCCCTAGCCTACTTTCTATAGAAGTATCACCAGGTTTTAAATTATTATAATATTGTTTTTTATTATCCATTATACCTCAAATATTTTTTTATTTTCTTTCCAATTACCTATAGATAAATATTCGTTAGCTTGAGTTAGCCCATTTGGAGCCCATGACCCACCATTAAAATTCTCAGTGTTACCTAAAGCATACCTTGTTATAGGTTTAGAACCTTTACCACCAAGTAAACGTATTCTAAAGGCTAATTTTCCACCTGTTCTTTCATCATTACCACCCGATTTAGACCATTGAGGATCTTCTACACCATTAGGTTTACGAAGTATATATTTTGGATTTTTAGATAATTCTGTTCGCATATAATAATTAATACCTGGTATAGCTAAATTTTGTCTAATAAATTCTTCAGGATTATTTATTACACTTGGATCATTAGCACTACTTATTTTTGTATTATATTCAAGAGTATATAACCAACACCTGTATTTTTTAGTTATAGGTTCTTGTAGTATTTCAGCTCCTAAAACCATACCTATATGTCCTGTATTGTTTTGGTAAGTGAAATTATAAACAGCACCTTTCCAATTTCTTATAGCTTCAGCTTTTATTAATCCATTATCTGTTAAGTAACCTTTTTCATCATAATCAAAAGCATCACGGAATGTTTTAATATCTTTAAATGTACTTCCGACTATTAATTGAGAACTAGAACTTCCAGGAAATCCTCCAGTATTACTATATATATTACCTTTTTGAGGGTTACAAGCAGTAAACGCTGCTGTAATACCCATAGCACAAAATAAATCATCAGGACCCTCTGTTATTTTTAATATTGCTGAAAACATTGGTGACCATTTATGAAACCAACCATTAGTTCTTTGGTAAGTTAATTGACCATTGCGTTTTATGTTAGTGAGAGGCGGCATGTTTCTATTAGGAACACTATCTGTATTGTACAAATTAGGATTTAAATTATTATAAGCTCCTAATTTATTTTCAGATATAATAATTGGGGGGATTGGTGAAGGTAAAGGAGAGAATAAAGTAAGTGGATTTGGTGCAAAATAATTTGTTGGATTCATCAAAATAGCTGAATTTACAGCATTTTTTGATTTACATGTGGATATTGTATATAATTCAAGATCATTTAAAGCCTGTACCTTTGCCATAACTTTTATTTAAGTGATATTATCAATACTATAAAAGAAATCATTAAGTTCCTTTAATTGTTCTGGAGATAATGTACCTTCAAAACCAGATCCTTCACCATTGTCTCCATTACTATTAAGCCAAGCACTATTATCATATGAGTATTCATCATCAGGTAATGTATTTTTATTAACAGGAAGAGGAATAAAATTTGGTTCATCTAATGAAGTACTAACTCCAAATTCAGGAGATGCCACATTAGATTTAACATTTATAGAATCTTGATTTACATTACCTGCTTGATTAATATCTACTTGATCAGTGCCTACAAAAAAATAAGATCCTTCCTCATCAGGATTTAAAGCAATATTACCTTGATAATATTCTTCTCTAAGTTGATTTACATACTCAGGTCTTCTAGAGGTTGTTAGTAGAACATTACCTTTTGAATCCATTAATATTTTACTACCTTTTCTAGATTCAATTGATTGTTCATTGGGTGATAAGTCACTATAATATTGTTTATTATCCATTATAATTTGCCTCCATAATTTTCAAAAAACCATTTAGGTATAAGATCATGATTAAACTTATTATTATCTGTATAATCTCTTGGGGGAGAAATAGGCTGTATTAGTTCTGTTTTCACAGGTGTTTGTACATATATAGCATTAGCTCCCATTTGCTTAGCAGCGATTATTTGATTTGATTTAATATTACCTGATCCTACCCAGTTATTGGGTCTATAAACCATTATTACATTTGGTGATTTATAAGCTCCTTTAGCGTCAGAAGCACTAGTTGATGGATCAATTAAACCAACAAAATTATATTTACGTTCTCTAGCTGCTTCCCAAGCTTGATATCCACCTAATGAAAAACCTGATACTGATGTTATATTATATCCAGCAAAAGTTTCTGATATGAATTTTATAGCACCTGCTAATTTAATATTTGATTTCCATGAATCAGCAAATACAAATACTTTATTTGACTTAAATGTAACAGATACTTTATCTTCCATCCATGATGGAGTAGCATAATACATACCTCCAAATACTAAAGCTAAATTTTTAGATGTATTAGCTTTTGGTATAGTAACAACATATCCTTTAGGTACAGTTCTTCCATTTGGAAGTTTTGAATTAGCTTCATATAATGTATAACCATTAATTTGTGGAGCTAAAGATATATTACCTGATTCTTCATTGTTAATAAGAGAAAAACCAATATCTGATGTTAAATAGTCTTGTTGTGAAGGAGCAACTTCAGCAGGGACAAATGAAAATTCAGGTGTCCTTACTAATCCATTTTCAGATAGTTCTCCTAGATTAGATATAGGATTTAAATAATAAACAGTTTTAGTATATTGTTCACCTATTAATCCTGATTCAAAACTAGGAGCGGTAAATAAAGGTACAACATCATTTATTTGAGGTAATGTTATATTATCTTTGTAAGATGGAATCGCATTACCTATTTTACCAGTTCCAATATTGTTTTCTAAGACATCATATTGAATAGATCTATTTGATGGATCGATAAAAATAACAACACCGTAAAAAAAAGGAGAGGTATTTCTAATTATATTACTAGTACTACCCCCAGCCATTCTAGGAGTAGGTGTAAATGTTTTATTTGATCTAGTTGTATTAGTTCCCATTTCCTAATTGTTTAGGCTCACCTATTTTAATACCACTAATTTCTTGGAATAACAATTCTTTATCACGCTCACTTAATATACCTCCATCACCACCATCACCAGGTCCAGCAGACATAGCACGTTGAACAATACCTGCCATTTTAATTAAGGCGTCATCGTTCTTAACAGCTATTTCCATATACTCTTTAAGTAATGGAACAAGCATCATTGCATCACCAGGCTCTTGAATCATTGGTTTGAGCTGGTCGATTAATGATTTAATTTCCTTTTCCTTACGAGTTGCGTTTTTATATATATCCTCTAGTAAGTTTGAGAAGGTTTTGTCTTTAAATATAACTTGGTTAAAATCCATATTAGTGTTTGATATAAATATGGAAAGTGCAAAGAGTTACAGCGCCATTGTGATACGTCCGTGTTCGTAAAACTCATTATACTTACGAACATATATTACTTTTAGACGTTTTATAATTTTAGTTATTTGCGGTGTTGACGCTTCAGTCATTTCCTTAATGTAGATGTATAAAGCTTTCTTATTGAATATATCTAAGTTTTCACTTTTTCTAAATAATTCCATAATAGCATCTGCTATTTGGGCATCACGTTGTTTAGGGAATAAAACAAACATGTTATGGTCAATATATTTAACAAACTGCTTCATAAATGAAACAGGTTGAATATCGTGAGCTGCCTCACTAACATTAACTAGATCAATTAATATTGATTTATCCTCATCAACAGCTTCAACAGGTGCCTTATCTTTTAGCTTCTTGTAGTTAGCATTGTTGTATAGAATAAGATAACGTTTAGCAATAGTACCGAAATAAGAATAAGCCTTACCTTTACTTTGATTATAAAGATGTAATTTTTCAAGTAAAAATGCTACAACCTCATGTTGTAATTCTGGTATTGTATCTACTTCAGTATAGTAGAATTTAAAAGTATGAATGATATTCTCAGCTAACTTATGAAACGCATAATTAATTTTTTCATTAAAAAGTTTATTTCGTTTCTTAGGACTTTTTAATTTTAAATACTCAACAATAGCATCCTCAGTTTCCTGAGTGAAATAATTAATTGACTGTTTTGGTTTGCGTTTACGGACAGTCCCCTTCTTCGTTAGTAATACTACTTCTTCACTCATCTTAGCTTCTCAAATAATGGTTTAACGAATCTTGAATGTTTTGTAAGTTACGGAAGAAGAAACCAATTTGATCATCTGATTTAAAAGCATCAGTTAATTCAACTTGAGAAAGTTGTCTATTTGATTCTTCAACTATCGCGGATACACTATCAATAATAATTTTTTGTTTAGCGGCGATTTGCTCTAATTTAGCTACTTTACTATTTAGATTCCAAATAATGTAACCAATTACAGTGGCTACCCATAATACGATTGCTATAATTCCTACTATCATATATTTTTCATTAGTTCAGCTAAAGCTGGGTTGGCCATTGTTTTAAGAGCCTTCTGCTTAACAGCTGAGTTATTTTTATTTAATTTAAAGTTACTTTCTTTCTTAGGTGCTTCTTGTTTTGGGCCTAGTAGTTTTGGTAACCATTCCTTTTCAAACTCAATTCTAGCCGCCATTAAATCCGCCTGATGTAAAACATATACAAGTGAAGTACGAGGTTTAGTTTCTGGTGTGAAACCCATTAAGTAAGCCTTATTTGATTCATCATATAGTCCATCATGAGTTCTGATAGCTATCATTTCGTTTTTAGTAGGTATAATACCATTACTAAGTAACAAATGTAAACCACGATCAGGAACAGTCATATATTCTAAACGATCGTTGAACATATAAGTTTCGTTTAGTTTATCTCGTCTCCATTGATCTGTTTGTTCAATGTACGCAGCGTTTTCCTCATCTCCAAACTTACCTAAGTCATGATTGATAGCTGAGAATACTAGTTCCTCAGTTGTATAAGTGTCTATCATTCCAAACTCATGCCATACAGTATTGAATGCTAAGGCAGCAGCTACTACTCTATTCACGTGGTCGATATAACCACCTGGGAAACAATTATGATACTGAGATTTATGAGACGCAGGCATCATAATGAAACGTTCCTCATGTTTAGTATAAAACTCAAGTAATAGTTGTTTACGTGGTTCTGAG